GAGCGTTGCCGACGGTGTCCTGGCAGCCTAAACCCGCAGCACCAGCTTTAATAGGAAAGCCTGTGAGTAAAGTTAAAAGTAAAGCCTTGAGTAAAGTCCTCATGATAGAATCTCCTCCACAAGCATGTCACATCTATTTGTTTCCAAATTCGGTCTGTATTCTATAACTTTAGCAAGCAAAGATCTTGCCAAAACATTTTCAGCTTCACCAGCAGCCATTGTTTCATTTTCAGGAATCTGGAGGGGATCACCAGCAATAGTTTCCCTCAGCAGAGGATGATCAAAGAATGACACACTCACAGGGTCGGAAAGTTCCAGCCATGGAACAATCCAAGTTTGCATCCGCAAACGCTTCTTTGGTCTGAAGCCTTCCTCATAAATTCTTTGTGCCCAGCCAGAAGCAATGCTTATATCATTGCCGAAAAGCAAGTCTGATTCTTGCTCTTCCACTATTCGTCCAAATTCCTCTTCTGAAGTTGGCGAAGCTTCTGAAGCATCCGCGCCATCGTATTCAGCAACATATTCTTGATGCCTGAATCTTCCAACATTGGCAACACGATCATGCCCATCATCATGATCCACAATGTCGATGATGGCATTTTCCTGAGTCAATTCAATTTCTGGTTGAGTTGACGGGTCTTTGCTTCTGAAGAAAAATGTCCCATCTCCATCAAAGCCAAATTCATAGTTGGAATCTCTTGCATATTTCTGGATCGCTTGAAAGCAAGTCATGCCAGAATGATTTGCTAAAGCTAGAACCACCTGGTTAACAGTGAAGTTGGCAACAAGCTCCTGCACATATGGAGTGTCTTGGGAATTATTGCCTTGGTCAATTTCAACTTCAATTTTCAAGTAACGCTTCAGTGCTGACTGGATCAATCCACCAGAGGAAATTTGCACTCTTGCGTCATAAGGACCGCCGGAAACAGTTGCTACTTTAGTATAGTAACGGATTGCACCGCCATTTTGAACAGTGGCTGTGCGCTCCAAAAGTCCCCATGCCACAGGTGTTGTCAGCAAGTCAAACTCTTGCGACACATAAAGGCTCTGTGAGGTTCCGTCAAAAGTAACAATGCTTGTTGTTGTACCACTGTAGTATATATCGTCAAACTTCACTGTCGATGAGCCTGCATTCGGACTAGGAAATTCTCCATATAGCTCTATGCGGTTGAATAAACTCAATGAAGGATCATTCAATGTGAATTGCAGCACGCCATCAAAGTAAATTTCCCAGGTGGCATTCGAAGGCCTCACCAAAATCAACTCATGCTCACCTGCTGTTCCGACACCAATGACAGAGGTGCTGGCAGAAAGTCCGGAAAAGAATATTGTCCCACCAGCGTCAGTGCTGTAACGCACCACGAAAAAATGGCTGGGATTCGGATCCTCTGAAGTTGCGTAAAGCCGGAACTCACTTTTTGTTGTTGAGCCCAGAGTGACTTTCCAACGCCATGTTCCCACCAATGACGCGCTGTAAGGGAAGCTTGTGTAAAGTGATGTTCGCCTATGGACTGAGCTGGCGTCACTCAAATTCATTTGCAATTTGCTTGAAACCACTGTGATGTGGTCTGTGACACCTTCATTGTTATGAACCCAAAAAGGATTGCTGGTGAAGTCGCCATCAGCAAAGTCATCAATCTTGATCCACTTCCTGCGCAAGTCTCCGGCAACTGATTCGCTTTCAACATTAGTCTTGGCGTTGCCAGCAGCGTTCCAATCTGCTTGTGAGTCAATGGTGAAGCTTCCTGATAAGCCTCCAGGAAACAGAACTGCCTGAATGGCTCGCTCGCCAGAGGTGATGCCAGCTTCCTCACACAAGTCAGCAACAAGGCTTTCAATAAATTGGCCTTGCTTCCATTTCACACCACTGGACTTGACAGTGTGTCCTGCGGATGGAGCTGTGCTGAAAGTGATCAAGGCGCGGCCAGTGTTGCCGGCAATCGCCACCATGTTGGTGTTGCTCACAGTCCACTCAGAGCCTTGGTCCTTGCTGACAGCATTGACTTGTACATCATCAAGATGGTCAACACCAGTAGAGGTAGTTTCAAATTCAGTATTGCTCCCGTCGCCAGTGGCAGGAATAGCGTCTTCAAGAGTGAAGGTCAAGGAAACTTTTTCTGCGTCTGACTTTTCCAAGAGCAAACCTCTGCTGGCAATGTTCAAGGTGATTGAAGACCCAGAACCAGTAGGCCTACCACGCAGCGTAAGGCCAGTGAAGATGGCAGTGTATTCCTTAGTTCCGTCTTCAAGAAGGTAGCCAAATTGAACCTGGATGATGGTTTTGAACAATCTATAACCCAAAGTTGCAGTTGCGTCAGCAGCAAACAAGCTGGGTGGAGCAGTGCCTTGGAGCCATTGGTTGTTTTTGTTTTCCAATTTCAGTGACACCATTGACGTGGTGTAGACATTTTTCCTAGGAACATCCAGTTGCATCGGAATTGTCGGAGCTTCAACAATGTCATCATCGTCAAGGTCATGAAAGTTAGCCTCATAAACAAAGGCTGATCCGTTCCAATATCTTCGCTTGTACTTGACCTTCACAAAATCTCGTTGCCCGAGTTTGTTGCGCCAAGATTCCTTGAAGGCGTCAGTGACTGGTCTAGGCACCGCCCACCTCTCGCAAGTCGAAGCTCACTGCAAATGCTCCAGACTTTGACAAAGCAATATAGTTTTCAACATAGCTGTCAGGCTCAATGCCACAAAGGAAAATTTCTGAAGGAATGTCACCAGGTTCCGGCATCACCAAGAAAGGCTCATTCTTCAGCAAATCACGGAATTGCTGCAGATCATCAAAAGCGATTCCTGAAAACCCAAGAGTTGCACCAAAAAAGTGAAGTGATGCGTCTGAGCGATAGATGTATGAACGTCGCACTGAGTTGTCATGCATCAAGGCTGTTTTGTCTTTGACGATGAAAGGCTTGCGCTTATAAAGGGAAAGGCCAACATCAGGTTGAAAGTCTGCGCCAGCAATGATGATGTCACCAATTTGCTTTTCCTGGTTAGCAGTTTGGGTCGTGGTCATGCGGATTCGGACCCTGTCAGCGTCAATAGGAGTGGCAACTGATTGCCGAGTGTTTTGGTCAATGACACTTGTGAAGGTGTAAAGCGTCGGCCAAGATGCTCCATTGTCATTGGACAACTCAATGGTGAAGTCATCGAGATTGTGATTCATCAATGCAATGTAGTCTATGGACCTTGAAGTCTGGGCGCCAGGCGTCCAAAGTCCGAATTGAATTTCCTCAGTGACAGCGTCACTGGAGCCTTGAGAGGTCCAATAGGACAATGGGTCCATATCGAAAAGCCTGTGCCTAAAAGAAGAGCCACTTGTGACAAGCAAATCACTGTGCTCATCTGCATTCCTGTTGAAATAATTCTTGGACAAGAAAGCTGGGTAAGACTTTGCCGCAAGGTCTAAAAGCATTAAGCAGTCCTTCCTTGTTGAAGGAGAGCTGCATCAGTCGCGCTCCGAGCAAAGCTGATGGCCTCAACAACTCCTCTACGCATTTGCGCAGCCATTGAATCCAGCATCTTCCTTGCCGCGCTTTGGTCAGAAAAATCTGCACCAGTGACTGTGAAGGATTGCTGAATAGTGATACCGCCCATTCCCCTTAGCTCATCATTGGGAATGATTGTGCCAGGTCTATCAGGAACAAAAAGCTCTGGGCCTCCTTCGCCAACCAATGATGGAATCCCCACAGGAGGTCTTCCACCTTCTTGGAATCCCGCACCTGCGATTGCCGCCAACTGTGCAGCACCAGCCGCAATGACTATAGCAGCCAAAGGACCTCCGAAGGGTCCGCCAATAGCCCAAGCCTTGGTGACACCTTCAGCAATGTTGATTGTTGCTTGGGCTGCCGCTGCTGCTTTCCCTATCGAGACAAGCTCTTTGTTTTTTGATTGTGCCAATGTTGAAATGAATCCGAGTGTGTCTCTGAAATTTTGGAACCTCAACTTGTTGAGCTCACGCTCTTTTTCTAATCTTTGCGCGTCTCGCAACTCTTGAGCAAAGGCAAATTGATTATTGACTTCCAACCGCCGAGCAAGGCTTTCCGTCTCCATCATCTCGATTTGCTGGTTGGTGAAGATGATGGAATCAATCTTCTTTTGAGCCTCACCCATTAAGTCTGGACCGCCACCAGGAAGCAATGGACCTATGAAGCCAGCTTCGCCCGCAGCGGGCGCGGGAGCACCTCTTGGAACTCCTGCCGGCATGTTGGCAGAGATCCTTTGTTGTTCAGCAAGAAGAGCAATCTCTCTTTCTCTAGCCGAAGACATCTTCTTGAGCAACTCAGAATTTTTAATGAATTGGGAAGACTCAGTTTGCCCAAAGCGTTCAAGGCTGGCTTGTGTAGCAGCCAGGGTGGACATCTGACTTTCCAAAGTTGCAATAGTGAGCTTGCGTCCGGAAAGGTTTTCTCCTTCAGAGTCACTGAGCTGTTCAGTTTTGGCCAAGGCTTTGTCCAACCATTCAAGCCACTTGTTTGCTATTGGCAGCAACTCAATGCCAATGCGTTCCTTGAGCTCATTGAAACGGTTGGACAAAACTTCTATACGACCAGCATAGGTATTGGCTTGAGCTTGGGCTGAACCACCAAAGCGTTCATTCACCTGCGCCAACACAGCGGCAAACTTTTGAGAATCGCTCAGACCATCTTTAATCTTGATTCCGTAACGGGCGAGCGTCTGAGTTTCACCAACAAATGCTTTGCCAAGAATCAGTGTTGCACTGCGCAAGTCTATGCCTAACCCAACAGACAAGTCCAGAGCTGTCTTAGTAGTGGTTTCAAGTTGCTTACCGAACAAACCGAAACTCACCAACATGGCCTGAGTTTGGATTATAGTTTCATCGCTGAAGGTTGTGGTCTTCTGTAAGGAAGATGCAAAGGCCAGCATGTCCCTAGAGACACGCTCAGAGACAATGCCTTGGTTGCGAAGAGCTGTATTGAGCTTTGCGACTGCAACTTCTTGTTCAGCATAGGCGTTCAGTGAAGATTTTGCGAAGGCTGCTATTGCCGCAAAGCTCGCAGTTGCTGCAGCAGTGATGGCAATGCCGGTGGCAGAAAAAGACTTGTCGAGTTTCTGCGCTTCCTTCTTGGCAGTGCCTATGCCGGCCAGAAACTTCTTGGTATCAGTGCTTAATTCCAGTACTGCTTCACCAAGCAACTCAGCCATGTTTCTCCACGAAACCTATACCGCTAGTAGCTAAGAACATCTTAAGACTCTCTTTGCTCTTTATCTTTTTTGTTTTCGAAAATGTGTCTGCCAGACGTGACCAGCTCTTCATGGTTCTGTCGGCATAATGCTTTTTCATTGAGCCAGAGCCTAATGCCGCTATGGTCGAGCCAATGAGGGATTCCTGAGCCTGAATTACCGGCATCGAATCTGAATGGGCCTTCAACCATGCGAAAGGCATCTTCAGCCATTCTTCTAGTGGTCCCCCATAAAATCTCCGCATTACTATGATGTGGTGCATCAACTCCTTCAGGCCGTCTTGGTCTGAGGCTCCTGGGCTGACGGCAGAGGTTCCCGAGCCTGTGAAAAAATCTCCAGGACCTTCAGCTTTTGTCCATCATTAAGGATGGTCAATACTGATTCTGGGAGGTCTACGAAGGCTGTTCTGAGAGACCTGTCAAGGCCCTGTTGTATAGAGCTCAAGTCTTTTTCGGAAACTTCTCCTTTGCTCAAGGCAACAAGACGCTTTGAGAGCTCTTGCATGAAGTAACTTTCTACGACTGAGAGCTCGTCTGGATGACGCAGCTCGTAAGATTTGTCGTCAATCTTGACGAGGCTGCGCTGTCTAGCTGTGCTCAACTCCAGTGCTGCGGTTGGTGCTTCGGCCATGATCAATCTCCTCTTCGCCTACGACGTCCAACTTTATTCCCAGCTCCCTGCAAGCTTCCTGCAGCTTACTCAGAGCTTCCATGCATGCCCTAGAACTTTTGCGGTGGCTTGCTGAGGCACGCTTGTGAGCCTTAGCAGATTCCCGCAGGGCCTTGGCCGCAGTGGCTAGGGCCTGGTGTTCAGGAGGCATGTTAAACTGCGGTCGCGTCTTGCGCCACAATGCGTCCGAAGCGAAGATTCTCGCTGGCAGCATCAGGGTCTTCCAGTGCCATGAATTCCATCAAGAGACCTGCAGCTTCACCCTTGACGAAAACAACTTCAGGCTCGCCGGAATGCACAACACGCGGAACTTCATATTGCATGTTCCATCCGTCACCATAAGGCGAAGGACCCCGCAACAACAATGCTCGCTCTGAAATGTCCAGGCCTCTGCGGATAGGCAAGTGGCGATATCCAGGCGTCCCAGCTCCTGCAGCAACGTCAGTGACGGTGCCCAGGTTTAATGAATGCTTGTAATGCTCAAGCGACATGTCTGCCAGCACAAAAGAGATCATCAAATCCTCTTCTGTCCGAACAGCTTTCAATGGTCCTGTGGAGCCGAGCATGCGGATCATTTCGAGCGTTTGGGGATGGCTGACAGTGACGCCTTCCTCAGTGATGTTTTTGTCACCGCTGGTGCCGAGGAGAACCCAGTTTCCTGCCGGAGTTGTGTCCACGTCCGGAAATGCTTCTCCAACAGGAGCCAGATACGCCTTGAACGGCGCAGCGATTATTTCGTATGGCTTTGCGCTCATTGTTCCTCCTTGCTTAGACTTTCAACACTGCGACGTCAAGTCCAGTGATTTCAGAAAGTGTGAAAGCTGCCAATCCATTGCCGTCATTGAACACTGACGGTGGGAACGGTCCACACACCACATCTCCAGTGCTCGCAGGGACCGACACTGTGTTCTCAGCAACGTCAAGTCCTGCAACTTGCTGGGGAGTCTGAACAGTGGCAGTGCAAACGCCAGCGCCAGACTTCCTGAAGTGCAAGATGGTTGCCCCATCATTGACAAACTTGTATGTGTCGCTGACGCTGAGGCTTCCTGTTCTGCTAACAGTGACTCCAGACTTTGTGACTTGCTGCGGTGTCAAGTTTACTGTTGCCATTCAATCCTCCTTAAGTTGCCTGGACTTCACTAGCCATGAATGTCCAAGTTTGAATCACGAAAGGCCATTGTGTGTCCGGATCACGTAGCGATATTGCTCCTGTCACCGGAATGAAGCTGTGAACCAGCACATCACCAACCTTGGTCCTGACATATTGCTTCAGAACTTCATGAGCTGCTCTTCTGACCTTGTCAGCTTCTAGTGGTGTTTCACCAAAGCAACGAATGTCGATGTTGGCACGCTCAACTTCAATGTAACCGCCCAGTCCTGCAGGACCGCCAGAGCGTTGGACAACAAGATTTTTTCTTGGCATGTTGACTGCTTCACTCGCCGGCAATTCAGCACCAAACACTCTTGTGTTCACCAAGCTGGTAATGGTTGCGTCAGCCTTGAGCAAGGTTACAATGGCTTCAGTGACATCTTGAACCATTAAAATCCTGCCTCCTTGGCGAGACGCTTGATTGTGGGAGCAAGCTTGGGATAATTAACCTGGGCTGAGGGTCGCAAAAAAGGCAAGGCGTTGATCCTGAAAGTTCCAAATTCAATGAACAATGCGTACACCACCTGCGCACTACCCCAAACACCAAAGGATCGAGCTGCTCTGGTGCGAGCTTCTTGAACAATGCGGATTGAACGCTCAAGGGTGCCAGTGCGGTTGATGAAGGAGTGATTTGCCTTAGCATAAGCTACGCAAGCTCCCATTGTTGTGTTGATGGCGACGCGGACCACCTTGTCTATGCTTGGAGGAATCTTGTCGCCACGCCATTTCAACATTGATCATCCTCTATGCCTACGCAAGAGCGCGACTTTGTGGTTGATGTTGGGTCCACGTGATTGCTCAGTGACCTCGTCAACATCAAGATTTTCTTCAAGGATTTTCCTTTCTCGTCTGTCTGTCAAGGACGAGATTCTATCGCCACGAGCAATGTCAGCATCGCCAGGAAACACTCCACGTATATCCTCAACAGTCACAATCTTCCCTCCGTCAGCAACCTCACGTCTGCTCTTGAACCACACAAAGCAACTGACATTGGGCTCCCGCACTTCCCATACCGCCGGCACAACCTTGTTGCCATAAGCATCAGTGCCAGCTTTATCGCGCTCAACGCGAGCACGCATTGTCATGAGTGCTCGTCCGATGGAGATCAAGCCAGTTGCCTCCGACCACCGCTATTCAAGGCTCTGAAGAGACTTTCCCTTTCCTTTTGGTAGTCATCAAGGAATGTTGTCGAGATGTCGCCGACCGAAGCTGCCTTCAAGCCTTCATACCTTGCTGAGAGCTTCACCAAGTCGATGGTGAGGCGCAAGCGTTGAGCAGCAGTAGCAACAGTGGCATACACAATGGTCACAATCCCTCTGAACCACAAGGCGGGATTCGTGCCGTCATGCAATCGCTCAAGGCGATATCCATCAGCGTGAAGTTTGTAGTCGTCAGTCGCCAATGCATAGTCAGTGTGCAGGAACCTTTCGACGATTGATGTGATGGAAGCAGCCTTCCGCGCCAGCCACAAATAAGGCTCACCAGCCTCAAGCACCTCAGTCTGTGCGGCATTGGAGCCCAGGCGCGAAGCTATCTCAGCCTCAGCGTCATCAATGAGCCTCTGCAAAGCATCATCAACCAAGTCAGTTTCGATGTGCTGCCTTGCCTGCGCAACAGTCAATGTGCTCATTTGTCTTCTTCAGGCTTGGAACTCTTGTTGGCTTGCGGAATAGAGCCTTTGATCAAGCCCAGGCGCAATGCCTCAGCCTTGTTGACTCTTTGGCCAGGTGCCGCAAAAAGGAATGCGGCCTCAGCAGAGCCTTCAGCGACAACCTTCTTCCTGGTCTTGTCCACAAACACTCTTTTTCCAACAACAATTGTTTCGCTCATGTTTCCTCCTGATTTTGCGTTAAGACGCTGTATCGTTAGCATGGCTTGAGCTCCTTGGGCTTATCAAACTCATTGAGCCAGAACTCACAATCCTGCAAGGCTCCGATGATGGCATTGAGCTCACCGATTTTTTGAATTCGGCGTTCATTCAATACCTCAATCCGTGCCACAACCTCTTCCCTGGTAATTATCATGCAGCTCGCGTGATCAGTTTCCAAGTTGGAGACGCTTTTGTTCCTGCGTTCAGGTAAGCATTCCCGTTGGTCCGGTCGAAGTACATCGACCCAATCTGCGCGAATCCTGCGCCGGTCCCTGCTCCGCCATCAACAGGCGCGCCAGCTCCATTGAGCAAGCAAACCTCTTTGCTGAGTCGAACATCAGCCTTGAGGATGGCCAACTCAGAGTAACCGTCATGCGCCGCGCCGAACAAGTCCATGCCGTAGTCGAACCCCGACCCAGGCGTGGAGTTGTTGCTCATGGCCTTGAAGGCTGCATTGGCTTTTGTCACTGCGCTGTCACCGTCAACATATGCCACCACAGCTCCGTCAGCCAAGTCCGACCCATCACCAATGCCGGCCAAAACAGCGCCAGCCGGATAAGTCGTGGCCCGAGCTCCGGTCACGCTGTAGTGCCCGATCAAGCCGCCCAGGTAGTTTTTCGTCTTGGTCAATGCGTCACCAAGAAGGTTCCCCATGACAGCTCCGATGAACTTTGGGTTTGTTGAATCACCTGCACCCGCATCAAGGTTCAGGTCTGCGGCAACTGCTTGGTAGGACCCAGTTTCACCATAGCGGTGAGTTGTGGTCTGACCTTGTATAGCTTTTCCTTCGATCACTGGCATTTTACATTCCTCCCTTATTTCAGAATGACTGCTATGGACCGGTTCGCGCCCTGGTTCACAGGTGCCGCCGTCAATCCACTCCGAACCTTGATGAATGAAAATCCTTTTAGTGCCGCAGGAGCTTGAACAGCTCTGCTCCCTGTTGAGGAACCCAAGGAGACTTCAGCCATTGATGTGTCGTAAACATCACCATACGTGACACCATCGTGACTACCTTGGAATGACAGAGCAGCTGCAGTCAATGCCGGCAAGACGAATCCCGCAACTTCAGCTTGGCCGACTTGGACTGCATCGCTCAGGCTCGCGCCACTGAGGATTGTTGCCGTCTTGACTTCAGGTTCCACTACGCTCATGTTTCCTCCAAACTTCTGGGAGGGTGACCAAGGATGGCCTCAGCCACCCTCCCAGTTTCAAGCAACCTTAGATTCCGGTTACAGTTGCGAATGCCGCAGGGCGATAGACCGGCAGCGCGACCCGGAGGTCAGCGCGAACAGCCTGTTTCCCTTTGATGAAGAAGTCAGAGTGGCTATCAGACACTTTGACCTGGATGCCGCGACGCTCAACCAACTCGATGAACGTGCGGAAGTCTCCAACAAGGCCTGTCCCTTCGGCCAGAGCATCGCTCTGCGCCACGGGAAGTCCCCACATGCGCTCCGGACCGGCTTCCGAAGGGTTGCCCCAGATGTAGATACCGTCTGCCGTTCTGAGCAAGCGGATATCCTGCCAGTCGTTGGGATGCATGATGATGCCAGAAGGCAATGCGCGTCCAGTCACCCGGACTTTCGTCATGCCCTTGTAGATAGCGTCCGGCACAGGATCAGTGCCTTTAGCTTGAGTCTGGATACCCGCAGTGTTGAGGATACCCGTCAAGTTGGCTCCGACGCCATCTCCATTGAGGATTTGATTATCAAGCCTCTGCAGCAAGGAGAAGCGCAGCCGGTTGTCCAGGTAGCTGGAAACCTGCGCCACGTCTTCGAGCTGCTCGTCCGTCACGGGGATGAACACCGCGACCTTTTTCACTGGTGAGCTCTTCTCTTCCAACGCGAATGCGTTTTCAGGATACGAGCCACCCTCAGCGGTTTCAGCCGCATTGTTGGTGAATGTCGTCTCTTCCATATAGACGATGGCGGCCTGGGCCGTAGAGGACCCAGGGATCAAGTCGATGATCTGGATAGGGCGAACTGCCTTCTCCACCAATCGACCAGTGCGTAGGCTCTCAGGAGCCCAACCAGCTGCAGTCTCGAAGAGCGTCTTGATGTTCACGCCTTCCGGCAGAACCGCATCAGAACCTTTCTTCAAGTACGCTGCTGATTTCAGGAAGGCTTCCCCGAACGTCTGGAAGACAACTTCCTTCTTTTCACCAGGCTCAGGATGAGCAATGCCACGCGCTTTTTCGAGTGCCGCTTGGCGATCATTGCTGGCTTTGCTCGCCAACTCGACGCCTTCAAGAGATTCAATCTCCTTGGCCTCAAGTTCGAGCTCGCTGTTCATCTTCCGGATGGTGGCAACCTTTTCGGCTGACGTTCCGGAGACAGATTTCACATTTTCCATGTTGAGGTCGTTGCCGGCCTCTTCAAAGATTTTGTGGAGGTCTGCTTGCTTTTTAAGGAACGCTTCACGCAACTGCTTCAATTTGTTCATTGGTCTCCTCTTAGTTTGTTGGCGCGGAATCTTTCGTACCGCAACCGTTCTTTCAACGCTTCGCTGTCACATTGTGGAATCAGGATTCCTTTCAGTGCAACACTCGCAGCGTCCAGGGCCTCACTCAGCTTGAGTAGACGTTCCCTGTTTTCTTCAGACACCTTGCGTCCTTCCTTCGCACGCAAGTCAGCAAGCGACTTCGCACGATCCGTCAGAGACATCACAGCACCAAGAGCTGCTTCAGCCTCATCACAAAATCTTTTTCCCTCTTCTGGTTCATGGTTTTGAGGTGGTGTTGCATCACCATCTTCCCTCAACTCAGGAGGTTCAATGTCTGCATCACGCAAGTGCGCAGCAAGGTGGTTGTACACCGCACGCCTATCGCCTTGAGGAACATCAA